GAGACAAAAAGTTTAGGGAAAAAATATCTTTTTTTGTAGGTTATGTGAACCAGAACTCTTGATAAGCACAGAAACCACCACCCATAGCTAGAACAGACCAACATAAAATCTTCTTCAACGACATCATCTCCAGTTTCATTTTTTCGAGTTTCACCAACTCCACGACTAGAGATGCCCAGCTTAATACCGGCGCCCATAAGGTCTAGCGCAATCTTGCCTTTTGGAGTTGGCAAAATCTCTACCATCCCTAAGACATCATTTCCTTCCCACCAAATTTCACGCAAACAATGAGAAATGTTGGACAGATTAACTACAGAGCTTTCTGGATGATCTAGTTCGCCCGTGGCTCTTCCTTCTTCAATCGCTTTTTTATAGTTTTCTACTTCACGAACAAGGATTTCTTCAGGATAAATTCTGCCATTTTGATTTCTGGCGTCCGCACGCTGAAGAAGCGCCTTTACGACAACTGGCTCTTTCTTCTCTTTGGCTTCTTTTATAGTGTCTCTACTGTAGACAAGACCATGATATTCACGCAAAAGCTTGCTCATTGTATTATTTACTCGCTTTGTCTTTCTCTTTTACTAGAAGAGAAAGCGCCTCTTTAAGATCTAGAGATTTTATCCAATCAATTTCGTGAGCCAAATCAGCGTCGCCCCAGCCTTTAGGGTTTTCTTCTGAATCAACTTCTGAAGAATCTTTAACTTTTCCAAACTCTTCCATAATATGCTCTTTAATTTCATCTACAGTTAATCGTCGGCGATCAACACGAGAAGTTGGCAAGTTAAAATTCTTAAGACCGTGATCCGAATTGATGGCTTCTGCCATGGTTTTGAAAGCACTTTTTTTCATAATTTATTCCTCGTTAACGAGTTCCCTTATATTTGTTCTTCATTAAATACTTCAACATAGCAATTTCTAACGGTGCCATATTGACTAAAAGTTTATCGAGTTGCTCTTCCATTCCTTGAAGATATGAATTTCTTTTAGAAGAAACTGCAATCACATCGTCCATCCGGTCTAGTTCTGTTTCTTGAGCGTGCATTAGTTCTGCTCTCAATAATTTTGATTCATTGTTGGCTAAATTATTGATTGCTCTTCGAGATTCATCTGGGAAGAGAATTAATGGCCGCCCATTTTCTAACTTTATTGCAAATGAGAGAACAACATCATTATCTTTTAGTTTTACATCGAAGTTTATTTTAATATCCCCAGTTTTCGAATCTTGATCGACATTTCCACGCTTAACTTCGAAAGAACCTGTCGACTTCAAGGTAAATCCAACAACATCAACTGCTTTTCCTAGCATCTTCGCTTCTGCTTTTGCCATGTTTTGCAGTATCTTCTTCAATTTGGGGTCAGACATAACTGTCTCCCTAGAGAGACGACCAACAAACTTATCCCACATTGACGAATCATCAGACACAGGAGTATTTTCAAAAACGTAAGAAATCATACTACGTTCTTGTATTTGTTTTTTTTCTTTCAACTCTTCTGTAAAGAGTTTTTTTATTCTCTCTATTCTCTCTCTCTTCGTTTTTTTCGAAAGGCTCTGTTTAGCTTTGTTGGTATCTTTCGTAGTTTGTGCAGGGTTAGCTTCTCGACGCTTAGGCGTCTTTGCTTGCACTACAGATCTTTGCGTTTGTGCTTTAGGAGCCAATACTGGTGTGAGGGCTTGGATCTGCCGTTTTGTTTCTGCAGATTTCATCGCTTTTTCACGAGATCTCTGAAGACGCATTGTTCTTTGGCGTTCCCACGCTGTCTCTCTATCTTTGAATGAACCTATTTCAGCGCCAGTATCATCGTCGAATAATGCCCAGGAAGCGCCTCTTTTGCGAACGACCTCCTCTACGTCATCACCTTCATCTCTTTTGTCGCCATCGTCGTCTTCATCTTCCAAAAGAGCCATGGCAACAGCATTTTCAAAAAGCTCTGGTTCATCATACGGTTTGCTAGGATTTTTCTTTTTCTTACCTTGCCTTTTTGCTGGCTTCGCTCCGAATGGAGCAGAAAAGCCCTTAATACCAGATGCTACAGACGCCTCTTTTTGAACATCTGTTTTCATATTAAGATGAAACCTCTTCAGCCAATCTCATATACTGGAGGATTTCAAGGATTGTAGATTCACCAATATCGTTAAGGTCTACATTTGAAAACTTCTTGTAGCATTCCTTCAGTTTGTCCGCAAGAGATTGGTCCCTCAATATCTCTGTGTCGCTTATATTTGTGATCTTTTCTCTAATGACTTTCGCTTCGGTTAGAATTTCTTTCTTCAACCCTTCTTTGTCTTGCGAAATTTCCGATAAAATATATTTAACCAGCAGCTTCTTTTGATTTTCGCTGAGTTTTTCTTTATATTTTTTATGAAACCTGTCTACAACAAGTTTATAGACAGCATTGTTGTAGTTTGGATCAATTCTAAGACTACTTGCTTTCGAATTGCCTTCCTTAACCAGGAACTCAACTACGCTATCTTCTAGCTTAATTTTATCTATCGAAGACAAAGCCTTCTTTTTGCTTCGCTTCTCACACATCAAAGAGTGCATAGATGCATAGATTGTATAGTTTGATATCTTATGATCATAGAATTTATCATTACAAAGATTATAATTAATTTCTTTAATGAGTCTGTTTTTCTCTTCATTAAGCTTTCGAGAATTTATCTTAGATGCATTTCTAACAACTTCTCCCAAAAGTTTTTGAGCAGAATGTCGTGACTTGACTTTCGTATCTAAAACTGCCCTAAAAAGATCTAACTCCTCACGAAGAGGTGCTCCCTTTCCGAAATAACGTTTCGACAAATCCATCGCTTTATTTGCGCTTGCTTTATCTTTGTTGAGCAAACAGCTAGAGATATGTCGAATCAAAAATTCATAAAGGAGAGCTGAATTTCGTTTCTTATTGTGTCGTCGCATCTAAGAAAATTCTCCTACTTCTTATAATTATGACAAATTAATCAGAGAAAACTTTTTTTGTCTTTTTCTCTGAAATTGACCTAAGTGCATCGATGTTTTCAATCTCTTTTGCAATTCTCTGCAACTGAGAAACATTCTTTCTAAAAACTTGTTCTTCAATGTCTGTTCCTTCGTCAACAGACTCTCCAAAAGGAGCTTTGGCAAAACGTCCCAACTCAGAATAACTTCTTTTTGGGTCCATAGCGGTCTTCTTCATATTGAAAGCATAATTCTTCAAATTTGGCATGGCATAGCTCGGTTTTTTCCCAGGAAAGGCGTGAATCAACTCATTTGGCGCTGCTGATTGTTTGTTAGGATCTTTCGCTGATGTAATTGGAGCCCCGCCGCCTGCCTCTTCTCCGGGTGGAGGAGGAAGCCCAGGCTCGACTGGAGCGGGTGGTGCTGCCGATTCTGGTGGTGGTGGTGCGGCAGGAGGAGGAGTCTCTATTTGAGGAGCTTGCATTGCTTCAACTTCAAGATCAAACATCCTGTCTTTTCGTCTTCCTTCTTCGACTTGCTCTATGTCTTCATTGGAGAGTCTAAATATCTTCCTGTAAACAAAACTTTTATCTAAAACTCCATCTTGAGAAAGACTTGCTACCTCAAACTTTGTTCTCCATAGTTCTAGCTTCTGTATTTCTGAGATGGTAGATGGATTTGCCATGCCAATGTCAAAGTTAACCAAATCATTCCCCTTGAATCCCATGGAAAATAGATGAATAACTGCAATCTTATTTAACTCAGCAACAAACACTCTCTGAATCCTTTGAATAGTTCTTGCAAATCTAACATCTTCTTGACTTAACGTAGATTTTGAACTAATATCGGCTTCATATCCTAAGTAAGATTTAGGAATCTTTAATGCTGCGAATAGCTTGTTTTGGATATAATTTAAGTCCTCGATATCTCCAGTAAACTGACCACCTGCAAGAGTATCTATTCGAGAGCCGCCTTCTGCACCACGCTGTGGAAGAAAGTAGTCCTCATCAGTTGAAAGCGCATTATATCTTTGGTCTACTCTTCCAGTGTCTGAGTCGACGATCTGATTTCGCTTCAGTTGTCCTTTAACTTTTTCTATGTACGCTGGGATGTCCTGTGGAGCTACGTTTCCAACATCAATATAAAATACTCTACGTTCAGGACTGCGCACAATGCGATACACCATGACAGCATCTTCCATTAAAATAAGCTGTCGCCAAGTTCTCCTAGCTCCCTCCAAAATAGAAGATCCATATGGAAGAAAATTATCATTCGCCATCAATCTAAAGTGAATAATTTGCCAACTATCTAAGACCCTATTTCCTTGAGTAATCCAACGATAACGATAAGCCAGAGGATTTTCTTCATCATATCCTTCTTCTCTCTCCATTTCGTTCACCGGGAGAGGCAGAACATTCATGACTCCATAGTCTGGGTGGTGGTCAACCATGAGAAACTGGTCGCCATACTTACATAAATTCCTAATCCAAGTCCAAGCGTTAAACTCAATATTCAATACATCATAGAACAATAACTCTAGAGCCTCTCTTATTTGCGAATTGTCTGATTCAATTTTGATGATATTTCCATATTCATCTCTTGAGCAGACTTCATCAGAATAAATATCCAAAGCAGAATTGATTTCTGCCATTGATTCCATTTCGTTATAATCTGAGTACCTAGCTAGCCTATTATATTGACCGTAAGAAGCCAATGTGCTAGCATAAGAGACGTTAGTATGTTTAAGGAAGGCCCTCGCAGTTCCAACGGGAACACCAACTTGCCCAGGAGAAGCTATTTTATTAGCGACTCTATGGCGGACCACAGGCCCGCCTCTAAAGAGACGAGATAGATCCTGATAAAATAATTTTACTCCATTTTCAGCCATTCGTTACCCGCTTGTAATTAACCATCCAAGATCTTCTACGTCACCATTTCCCAAAACTATCTTATTTTGTTCTCTGACGTATTGCTGAATCCTTGATCTGTTGTACATATTGTTGTCATATCCAAGATCTTTATACTGACTCGTGGGAGTGCTTGATATCGACATTCCATCTAACATTGCTTTTGCAACGTCGCTTGTTCTATAAGTATGCAGAAAAGACTCTTCTCGCACCCATAATCCTCCTGCTAAGGCCATAATTAAATCATCATTCTCTCCTCTTTGTGCTTCAGGCTTATTATTTGGGTTGACAATGAACGTTTTCAGTTCCGCAACTAATCTAGGAGAGTTAATTGCAATGTCTCCGCAACGAAGATATTGTTCCATTTTGGTAAGCATTTCCAAACGATTTGCAGATGTCACTGAGTAACCTGCCAAATAATCATTTCTATCTTGTGCGTAGTGAGGATCTGGCATGTGCATACTTTTAGTCTTCGAACTTCTTTTCCGAGAATAATACAAGAAAGGATGATTGGCCTCTTGAATTTTGAGTATGGTTTGTCCAGACCAACCTGAATTGTTCTCAGGAGCAATTATAGCATTATTATATACCTTAGATACACTAACTAATAAAGAACCTAATTGATCTGGTCGAATTTTCCCCTTGTACTCTGCGACCTGAAGGAGAGGATGCGTATCGTATCTAATGACATGAAATGCAGAATAATCTTGAGCATCTCCTCTAGAAACATCGCAAGAAATCAAGTATGATCCTTCAGGTTGAGCACGCTGCCATATCCACACGTTTCTGTCAAAACGGAATAATTCTGGTGGATGACAAACTTCTTGCTCTAACTTGGCTATATCTTCGTGCCAAACAAATGTATCTCCAGAAGCATTGAAATTGCATAAGTATTCCTGAGCAATTTCTCTAGGGCCTTTTCCTGCTGTTTCGGCAGTGAACCAGTCTTCATCATGATCTGGATGGACCCACCACATCATCCTGTCTCTGTATTTCTCTTCGGGATTGCTAGGGTTGACATAGTTTCCAAAATCACAGTTAAAAGCGTTTTCTTTATTTTGGGCTTGCCTATAGCATTTGTGGAAAAAATTCCCAGTACCATTTGGTGTGCTGAAAAGAGCAACACATCCTCCTGTGCTGACTGTAGGCCAAAGGCCCGTCCAAATCTCATCAAACCCTTTAATGTGCGCCACCTCATCCACAACAAGCAGCGAGACAGCTTCAGAACGACCGGCGTCCGAAGATGTTGTAACAGCCTTCACTCTAGAACCATTATTAAGTTCTACTCCTAATCGATTGTTGGCGTCGTAGCCTTGGCCTAAAGCGCTCATCCACTTAGGCAAATACTTGAAGATATTTTTAACAATACGCACCATATTTTTGGCAGTATCTTGTTTTGTTGCAACGATCAAGACATTCTTGTCTCTATGAAACAATATTAACCAAGCAATATATCCGGCAGTAATTGTTGTAATCCCAAGCTGACGAGCTTTTAGGATTATGTTCATCCTATTTTCAAGAAACGCCTTGACAATATCCTCTTGATAATGATATGTATTGAAGGGAACTAGCCCTTTAGTAGGATGTTGAATGCGAGCATAATTGTGCAAAAAGTAGACAGGATCTCTACCACACTTTATTATTTCTTTTATTGCATTCTTTCTTGTAAGTTTAGGCATTACTCATCTAATTTTGCCGAAAACTCATACACACAAGAATCTCGAATCAAATACCTAGAAAGACCACGACCACCATATCCATATCGACTAGAACCCATCATCCAGCTCGTATCTGCCTGTACAACTTGATGATTTTCAAAATTTCTATCAGATTTAACTTCCTTCAATTTAAGTGCTTTTCCGGTATAATTTTTAAAACCTTTTTTAAGTTCTTTAGAGAGTTCTCTCAGTACATCACTTCCGTCAGGTAGGTGAGATAGTCCTTCGTGAGTAGTTGTTTCGTATCGATGGTGAGTTAGGCTTAAGTACTCATTATTCATCAATCTCATCGTAACGCCTTCAAGCTCCTGAACTGGCTTATTCCACGCCGTTCCACCATGTAGGGCGTTTTGACCTGCAACGGAATGCGATGTTCCATACTTTAGGTCCTCAAGAACTTGAGCCAATACATCATACATTGACTTCTTTTTTTGATAATTTTTATCTCCATAGGATAAAACGGTCATATTAAACTTCTCCTAAAAATGCAGAAAAACATAAAGCTTCCTAATACTAAATAGGAAAATTACAAAATGAGATTCACTTTTTTTTGTATTTAGACAAATCTATGGCAGGTTTTGAGCGTTCATCAACATACATGACGTAACATTCTGCGCAAAATCCGTATTCTTCCAGGTATTTGTCGTCGATTGTGCCTGTGATTCTTTTGCAATGAGGACAAAAGAAATCTAACTTATGACTATGCGATGGGCCTTTTTGTTTGGTCCAAAACCCACCAGAACCAGTCTCTACCCAGTCCCAGCCTGGTCTATCTTCTTTCACCATCTGAACATGTACCATCCCGCAGTAATGCCGTAAAATGTTTTTGCTTTCTTTCCGTCATACATTACCATAAAACTTGGACCCAAGTACCACTGTTCCATGATTTCGTAAAATAATTTAATGCTAAATGTTCCTCCGTGCTTTCCAAACATTAAGTCGGATCCAATTCCGATATTTTCGTACCATTTCCTCTTTAAGACGGTAGGATCAACCTGGAGTTTGAGTTCTGCTGGAACAATTTCTTTGTCTTTAGAGTCAAGATAAGCTCTAAAGTTGCCATCATCATCTTTAGTTAGAATAACTTCCAGCTCTAAATCCCTCATCCACTCAACACTCAGCTCTGCATACGCTGGATTTGTGAGCGTAAACCCTTTAACTCTATACGGGTCTACCTCTTTTTCGAACTCTACCTTAAACCTACTCTCAGCAAAACAATCGTCACAACTAGGATCAGGAGGGACTTCCTCTCCTTCTTGATTCACAACAATTTGGTTGGCATTTTCTATCTTGATTAATTTCTTCTTAATCACAATGTTCGCTTCAGTTAGCGCAATAATGTCTTCTTCTCTGTCTTTGATTTTTACTTGAAGTTCTTTGTTTTCTGATTTCAAGTTCCTTACTTCAATTGCTCTGCGAGAAAATGCAGTTTCAGTTTCTTGCACAACTCCTTCTAGTTTGGCAATTTCGTTTGAGAGTTCTTTCTTGGAGTCAGCATGTGCTCGTTTTTCAAAATAAAGCATACCACCTAAAAAAACTACAACTACAAGAAAAATAACAGAAACATACTTGTACATAACTTACCTCACCAAACCTTCGATACCTAATTTTTTCATTCAATAATTCCAGATTGAATTTTTAATTTCTTCATTTCAACTTCTGCGTCCAGTTTCTTATTTCTTCGATTCACATATGCCAATAAAGTTGCGCCTAACAGTGCAGATACCATTGTAGCATCTGGCGTCCTAAATGTCAGTTCGAACCCGCCAATAGCAAATTCTTCCAAAGTTGACGCAACTATAGCATAAGTGGATACAATAAACCCTCCTAACGCAAAAGTCAACATTGAATCTTCTTCTCCACCTGTATTTTTAATCCACATTTTATTCAATTCTCCATTACTCGCAAATTATAGAATATCCTCTTTCGTCTCGCTGAATCTCAATGACATGATCTACGACATCCTTCAAGACATCTGTGTGAGTAATTACTATAACGGTGTCAAACAATAGTTTTAAATAATCCAAAATCTTTACAGCCGCATCCATATATTCCGAGTCCAAAGCACCAAAAACTTCATCTAAAACAAAGAGATTAGACTTTGGCAAAGTAGTTACACTTACCAAAGCAGCTCTAATCGAAAGAGCGGCTATCGTATTTTCCATGCCGCTACAAAGTTCTATTTCTCTCTTTGGGCTCTTGGGGCTCTTGAAATAAATCTCTTTACCATCATTGGAAAACTCGACGCTAAAATCTACTGCACTAGAGAGAATGTTTTTAATCTGTTTATTTATGATCTCAAGGTTATTTGCGATGATAGTTTTTGAAAGGCCGTCCTTGCCCATGATTCGAATAAAGTAGTCATATGCTTCGTATTTAGCTCGCAAGTCGTCATACTGTTTTTTATTTTCTTTGCCTTTTTCTAGAAAGGCTTCTGCTGAAGACTTCTCTCCAGTTAACTTCACAACTTGATCGTTGAGGCTTGCGATTCCTTTTTCTAAGATGTTTTTTTCTCTCTTTTTTTCAATAATTTGATTTTCCAACTCCTCGTTTTTTTTGAGCTGATTTTCATGATTAGTGAATATTTCTCGCTTTTTATTCCACTCTTCAACGGAGTCTTTTAACATGGGTATGTAGTTTGTCTCTGTTTCGAGTTTCTCCTGGATATGGGTAAGGGCGGGTTTTTCTACCAACAACTCACGTTCACTCCGTTCGTAAAGGTTTATTTTCTTTTGTATCTCTTCGATGTTGACATCTTTTTCGCTTAGTGCATCCTCAAGGTCCTTTAACTTGTCATGCTTTTCTTGAACAAGTTCTTTGTGAGACTTTGCTTTATTTATTTCCTCTAACATGCAGCAATCCGAGTTTTTGATGCAGACGTATTTATCAAGGTCCTTTAGTTTAGTGTTAGCTTGCTCAAGCTGACTAATTGTTAGATTCTTTTCGGTTTGAATCTTTGATAGTTTAGCTTGATTTTCTCTAAATGATTCTAAACAAGCTGTTAGTTTGTCTATCTCAAGCATAGACATGTAGTGTTCGATTTTTTTAATCTTAGCTGTTTTTTTCTCAATGTCGTTCCGAATGTTTTCCAGCTTATTCTCTTGATCAATTAATGCAGCCTTGGCGACATTCGCTCCTGCGCTTATGACGCTAAGTGACAGACCTTGCTCGGCGTCTACGGACTTAACTTGTGACCGAAGTTTGTCAATGAGGTTTTCTTTTTCTTGCTTCTTTTTTGAACTCTCTTTAAGCGCAACATTAATTTCTCTCAGTTCTTCAGAGATGTTTGTAGCAATTGCCTCGTACTTTTGAATGACATCCTCGAAATTAGTGCCCTCCAGAAGCTTGAGGTTGCTTTTTACGCCCTTTAGATGGTCCTTTGCAAGGCGGTGCTTACGATCGAAAATATCGATGTCGAAATAGCGTCCTATGACCTTTTGTCTTTCGGTAGCTCCTTTGTTAAGGAAGTTGAGAAGTTGCCATTGAGGAGCGGTCGAGGTAGCTACAAAGTCTTCGTAAGTACCAAAAATCTTCCTAATCTCGTCGCCATCCGTTACTCCTCTTTCTTCTCCGTTCCTATCTTCTTCAGTTCCATCTGGATGTACGATCCTAAAATCCACATCGGTCTTACCTTGAGTGACCGGTTTATTCTTTCTTTTTCCTGATTTCGTATATACGGTTGTATTTCTTTTGATTTTGAATGTTTTATTGTCAACTTCAACCTCTATGCTAGCTCCGCAAAAATCTTTATTTTCGTTTATCAGAGAATCATTCTTGGTGACTTTCTTGGATATTTTGTTGTAAATGGCATAACTGGGTGCATCAACAGCAAGCGTACTTTTTCCAACACCACTTTTTCCAAAGATACCTAAAGTACCTCGATATTTAGAGAAATCAATTTCATTGCCTTCTCCGTAACTGCATAAATTATCATAACGTAGCTTCTTGATTCGATATTGTACGTTCCTCAGTGTGTCATCTTGTTTCTTTGCTGCAGAGTTATATTGACGATTAATTTCCAATACTTTATCTACCAGCTCTTTCGTCAGTTTATAGGGCTTCAAAAATTGACGTATGAGTTTTTCTTGAACTCCCAATTGACTCAAATCTTCAATCGTAGCTCCATCGGATTCTATTCTCAACGCTTGCCTATGTCCACTAGCGTTATCTAAAAATCTAACTTCAACAGGGTCATATAGCTCTTCTACCCTCTCTCGCAAACTATCTTTTTCAAATGGAGTAAGCTGTCGGGACAAAATTCTTACTCGCCCTTTTTGTTGCATTACCTTGCGTAAATCAGGGATCTTTAAATCATCCTTCAGCTCCAATGTGTAATAAGGACACACGTTTGGCAGTTCTACAAAATCAACATCATGTTTATCTTTGGACTCAATTTCCCAAATCAAATATCCCTTGGTAGTAGATTCTCCATAACCTTGTTGTGGGTACGAGCCACAATACGCTGAACGATATTGGTGGTCTAAAATTTGCATACGATGGATATCTCCAAGCATCAAATAGTCCACCATCTTTAAAAAGTCCTCCACCTTATGCGGATCGTCTTCTATTGTCATACCATTTTGAAGAACTGCGCCTTGAACAAATCCATGATATAATCCAATTACAGGAAGCTTCGTTTCAGGTCTTGAAGTGGGCCACTCAGATTCGTCATCAAAGCACGAAAACACAGAAAAAATAGCACCTATGCCAGGTACTGTATAATTTCCTGACTCCTTAAAGTAATGAATGTTCGGATTATTCAAAGCAGACACAACTGGAGTGAGCGCATCTAGCCGAGATAAATTTTGAAGATTTCCATCATGATTTCCTGGGATTATCACGGTTGGAGCGATGTTTGCTAAGTTCGTAAAATACTCAGAGCAAAGCTGAACGAACTCTGGTGAGATTTGAGTTTTTGTATGAGCAATGTCACCTGCAATGACTATAACGTCAGGTTCATGATCCTTTAGGGAATTATAGAGGTTTTTATATGATTCACGAAATTCAGCATGACGCTGAAAGTTTCTCATTTGCGTATCGCTTAAGTGAGAAATTCTAAGCATCTTTCTGCCTTTTATTATTGACAATCATTTCTTTCGAGCGCTCTCAACATAAGTTCCTCAACTTATCACGAAACACACTTTGGTGAGATACCAATTCTGCACATTCGTATCTCTTTGTAAATTCTTTCTTAGACATTTCGCCTACATCTCCGTAAGGAACAATATCAACATTATACACCGAAATGTCCCATTTCATAAACTCTTCTGCAATTTTATTGCTCTTGCTTTTTGCGTCGGCGTCTAATGCTAAAAACACAGAAGAATTATTTCTAACAATCGTCTGAAATAATAAACTCTCTTCCTTCAATGAACTCCCAAACAACGGAACTGTATTAGGTACACTCTTCATCATGTCTAAGAATGCCTCAACAATAACTACGGGTTGCTCCCAATCAATATTTAATTCGTTTAGAATAATACTATTTTTATATCCCTTCGGAAAGCTAGGTGTGTGGTACTTCCTAATTCCACCATCAAGAAACCTAGACGTATATAAGTTGAGGAGACCTTTAGAGTCGAACGATGGCATAATTACGGTCCCCTGTAACCGACCAGACATAGCTGTGCCTATCTTGTGTCGTAAGATGTCTTCTTCTTCCACCTTCCTTATTCCAGTCAACCATGAGTATATCTTTTTTCCCATGAAAGAGTCTTTGCAATGAATTAGCGGAACAAATTCTTCCGGCAATGATGGTCTATATACTTCTCCTTCCTGCTTGTTGGCAACAAAATTGGAATGCTTAGATTTATACTTCTGAACATAAAGATCTACATCTCTTGATGATCCAACTTTTCTTATTAAAAATCCTAAGTTCTTCCCTGCTTTTCCGCAAGGCCAACACTGCCAGAGATCAAGCTCTAAATTGATAGAAAGCTTTTTTTTGTGATGTTTGCAAAACGGACAAGAAAATAAAGCTTCATTAGTTCCTGAGCTAAAATTAGCTGAACCTAATAAATTTTCTAAAAAGCTGAGTTTATTACGATAATTACTCATAAAGATTCGTGTTTAGGACACCAACTAGAATGGGATGGTGCTTTTCCCTTATATACGGCATCAGAACCACACTCACATTCTATATCATTTTGGTCGCTTTGTCCACGAATTATCTTATCGAGTTCACGATCTATATCGATTTCCAACATATCTCCTGGAAGCATGTAGAAATTATCACCTTTTACGATCTTATTGTTCACTATTCAATCCCGACACGGCAACTACATATGCATCAGCTTGATCAAAACACCAATCTTTAGGTGTTCCGGTCTTCTTGTAGTTCCATTTTTCTTCAGGGATTACTTTCAGGCTTTGAACGTATTGTAGGATATATTTTTTGGTTTCTTTTCCTTTTGTGCCTTTGGGTATTTTGATTCCAGCTTTCTTGCGAGCCGAAGTTGCCATAATAAATTGTGGCTCAATGTCAAAATAACTCCTCAAAATCCAGCAACAAACTGCGTTGAATCGCTGAAGCTTAGTGATTGTTTGAGCCATTGATGCGTTCGATTGGTACATCTTTACTGGCTCTTCTACCCATATTTGTTTTACGTCACCCTTTCGACGAACAAAATACTCATGAATAAAATTTTGAATTTTATCACATTTATGATAAAAGTTTTTACATAAATGCAAATCTATATGTCCAATATCTATAACTGTAGCGTCTTCTCCTAGAAGACACCAGCCAACATAAGATGTACTAACATCTAATCCAAAAATCATTGCAAAACAAAAAATTATTTTTAGAAAATTAGAAATCCAGCCTGAGTCTAAACAATATGTCCTGTTTTTCCTCTTTCTTGATCGGCTGTGCCAACTTAGCTAGACCAACTAATTCATAATCTTCGTTATACAAGCCGACTGCCGTAACGTAGGTTACATTTTCTGGCAGAACGATTTCCCTCTGATTTTTAAAGGAGCCACTATCTGGGACATGGTAATACGTTGGATTATTGCTTGCGTTTAACTGACCTGCTGGAGCACGGCACCGGAAAATCTTTGTTGGAATATTGTGTACTCCTTTGAGGCTAACTTTCCACTTAAAATTGTCTGAAGAGCTTTCTCCAAAATCATTTCCCGAAGCCTCATCGTTAAGTCCATTGCCTTTTAAGACAATTAGACCTTCAGAATAAAAGATATTACCAACTAAGGTTCCGGTTAAAGATCCGCTATAGATGCCACCTCGACCATTGTCGAATAAACTCCTTTCATCTCCAGCGTTATCGTGATCAGATGCGGAAAAAGAGCCTGTCAAAATACTTCTATCATAGTATATTTCGGGGACGGTAATGACCCTGAATCTTGTCGTCTCAGAGCCAGTAAAGTTAGGGGTATAGTCGTTGTTGATTAAGCTATAGTAGTTATATAACTCTAAGATTGATTTGTATAGTTGTTTTTGTGTTGCACCCAGTTCTGCATCGACAATATCTATTGACGAAGTGAAAGGACCAGTCTTTTGAACTAATCCACCTTCCTTTAGGGATAGTCCTTTCCATAGCCTAGTTGACAAATTGGAGTCTAGAAACTCCTTTTCTAGGTGAACACTTCCAGTTACTTGATTGCCATTGCGCTGTACGCAATAAAACGGATGAGCTTGAATGGTTGAAAGTATTATGTCTTCATCTTTGAATCGAAAAAAACTCATAAAACCTACATTGCACTAGAGAACAAAAATACAGAAAATTAATAGCTCAGTTTGACTCTGAATACAACTTCGTTATCAGGAGACTTCTTGACAGGCTCAGATGTCTTAGCTACTGCCAAAAGATTGTCGTTAATATCATAGAGTCCAACAGTCGTAATGTATGATCTAGTTTGGTTGTCAGTGCCAGAAGTTACGATAATCCTACCATCGCCATCAACGAATGTAGAATTAGATGAATAATTAAATTCAGAATTTAAAGCACGACAAAAGTAAATTGTAGAATGTAGATTCGTCTGATTTTGAAACTGAATATCATTAATTCTATTTCTGAATCCATCAACAATGTGATTGATGTTTCCTGAAACAACCACTTGATTTAAATTGTTATTTGTGGATCCAGACCAATGAATTGTTTCAGTTCCTGTGGCAGAGTCCAAAAATGAACCTGTATTAAACGCTATTATGCCAGCATTATAATATACCTTACCAACGACTGTTGAACCAGAAAACAGCGGCGCTTCGTCACCGGCAGGACCAACAACAAACGAAGAAGCAGCACCAGTGTCTGCTAAGGCCAGTGTATCGTCTACGCCTCCGCTAACTTGTAGCTGGATAGACACCGAACCTTTCTTAATTTCGTCTTTGTATATTCTTCTTTTTGTCGACACGAAAAAGAGTTCATGATAAGGCGTGTCTCCAAATTGAAAAACAGAATTTGGATCGCCCAACAACAATTGAGCCATCTCTTTATATACTCTCTTCTTTTCGTCACCTAAAAATAACTCAGAAGGAGTCGCATTTAATGATGCGGAACTTTGACCATAAGTGAAGTCGACCAACGCAGAAGAAGAGATGGAAGTAGGAGATCCATCGAATACTGTCTCCCAAAATCCCCCGGACACTGCCGAGCCGGATGTAATATTCTCATAGCTTTTTACATAAAAAGCGTCCGATCCAGAGAAGAACGTTCCTGTAAGAGGGATTACCTCATTAATAGCAGATAGTTGTGTAGACACATCGGTCGATTGATCAAGTTCTTTAAATGACACTTTTATTACCTCGTAAATTCTTCGCTAATAGTCACAGATATTTCCGCACTCAAGCCAGATAAAGCTCCCTGACATCTTATTTTTGTGCTAATTGTTCTAGATCCAACGCTTCCCTGGCCAAGAGTGCTCCATAGATCATTCGATAATGACGCAACAGCTATATTAAACGCTATTTGCGCACCTTGGTTCGCACCAATGGAAGTTCTTGGTAAAACAAATTGTGCAGTACCAAATGGAGCTATATTAACAGGAGTTTGCTTCTCGATAAAAAGAAGGTCGCTATTAATTTGTACCAAGAATGATCCATCGACAATTTCGGAAGCAACTGTTTGACCACTTGTGGTTTTTTGTTTAAATTCAAGCGTCTTACCAATTTGGGCATCCGTCTGCTCTCCCAGAGTCAAAGACGCCACTCCAGGTTCTAGTTTTGGGAGGTATTTTAAATCAGGATTCGCAATGGTTAGTAGCTGATCTTTTAACGCAATCTTTTCGTTCACAAATGCTTCAAAGACTGGAGTATTCAAGATACTTACGTCTTGTTGGAGAGAGCCTGTGTTAGGATTAAATAGACTATAGTCAACCTCATCATCGCCAAGAGCAAATCTAACTACTTCAAAGCTTCCATCATTTCTTGCTAAGAATTCTCTACCAACATCTGTCAATACAGCGTCAATTAATATGTCTCCACTATTGTCAAGTAATCCCATTAATATATCTCCACTCTTTGGTTGTGCTTATAATTATTAACTAATTCTTATTTTAGTCATTCTCATCTCTAATATTTGTATTCCTTAGACTCACTTTGTATTCTTTTTGCTCGTGAGTATCTAAAGACGTGATACGAACAACTAAATCTCTCTTAGCTTCGTTGAATTCCTTCGTAGGTCGCAACAAAATAGATTTTTTTGCAATAATTTGCTCTTTGGGGACAAAGAACTTCTTCAAGATCAAATTTACCTCTGAAGGCTTTGTCCCTGGTCCGCTTATGAACTTTAGGTCTTTTTCTCTCTTTTCTATCAAGAAGTTTTGATTAAATTCTGCCTGTACTTGAGATGACAAAAATGATTCAATATCATGAGCATCAACAGAGGCAAGGGCGAAAATATGCTTTTTATCCTTCGGAAATTCACTCACAAACACATTCTCGTTCTCAGGTAAAGTAGTTAACAAGCTCCATTCTTCGCCAACTTTATTGCGATGATAAAGTTTGAAAAACTTAATGTCTCTCTGTATATTGCCTGGCTTAAGCCACGTTACACATATATCTCCTCTGACAGAATTTGGAGTAATTTTTATAGACGATGGAGGAGGAGGAGGTTCGCCTTCTGCAATGTGAACGACAATCCAATTTTTGCTAGGTTCACTCTCATAGTATCTCGATACATATTCTATTTTAGTATCTCTAAATTTATCAAGATTCTTATTTATTAGCTTTTGAAGTTTTTCTCTAGAAATCGTTCCTTTCATGAAGTCTAGATCTGTAGTTCTCAGATTTTTGAGCCTTTTGATATCTCTTGTTTTCTTACGAGTATCTGTAACTTTCGATTTACGTAATCTAGTCTTTTTTCCTGTCGCCTCTATACTAAGACCTTTGATTAAGTCAAATTTAGTTACCTTCTTTCCTGTAGCTTTCTTTGCACTTAGTCCTCTATTGGTGATTCTATCAATAGAAGCTATTACAGATTCTCTAGATTTAAGCTGTTTTATTATTCTCTGCTTCTCAAATCGCTTAATGTCCTCTATTGACTCTAGGTTCTCTGTACTTTCCTTTACGATCGAAAGAGTAGCTTTTATTATCGACTTAATTCGATAGCGATACGTCTCTCCATATGCAACTCTGCTGTCCTTGAAGTTTGTCGACTCCGATCCCAGTATCCTATATTCATCTATCCTGAGCCATTCGCCAGTATCTTTGCTGTACCGCTCTTTATCAATGATGTATCCGATATATTCTATCCCTAAAAGTTCGGGTATAGATTTTGTTTCTAATGGGGGTTCCTTCTTGACTCTAACGTCTCTAAATATTTCAGCAATATTAACTATCGTATCTTTGTCTAGAGACTCTTCCTTCAGGCTTCTTTTTGATTTAATTACTCTAGAGAGACCTCTATTGCTAAAAGACACTCTTACAAAGTTTTGAGGCTTATTTATTTTTAAATCAAAAGTCATTATTTCTTGTCACCATCTTCTTCTGCTTCAAATCTTCCTTTACCAGGTTCACTGTTTGGAGGTTCAGGCGCAGAATCTAGCGAAGACAAACCTAGACGACCAGCAAGAATAGGAAGAGTGTCTAAAATGTTTTTTTGCTTACTGATATTAACTACGCTGCCAATAGAGTTTGCAAAAACCCTATGATTAGAGATAGAGTTAAATACTCTTTCTGGCTCATGTATTTCTGGAATTTTAAAACTTAGCCCTTCTCGATTCAATGGCTTTATTCTTTTTTCGCTTCTATTTGATTCTCTTTTTGAAGTTGCCTTAGTATATCCGGCGACGCCACGGTGTCGCTTAAACGCTTCTTTCTTTAATTCTGTAATTTCTTTTTTCTCTGGAGACGGTGAATCTTGAGATAAAGGCTCTGTAACTTGAGCCATATCCCACCTTAGCTCTATGTATCTCGGAATATCTAACGGGCGTCTAACTAAAAGAGGGTCTTTGGCTGGATCCTCCTGCTCTAGAATGTCTTCTTCTGTTTCGGTAAAGAAATTGTATTGAAAATCAGCATCAATTTCAGGAACCTTTAGGTTATTAAATTCTACAGATTCAGAGTCTCTAGATTTCAAAGAAATAGTTAGATCAACTTTTTGAGCTTCGGTTAGAGATTTTTTTACCTCTTCTTTCGTTTTTGTATTACTGCCGACAACGACGACTTGCTCTACAACGTTTCTTGCAACATTAGAGAAGTCATTAAATAGCGCACCAAAAAGAAGGCTTGGAGTCTCGTTTTTTCGTTTGCCTTTTTTTGGTAAAACTACTGCAGCACTCTTGTTCGTAGATGCTGCCGCTACGGCAATATTAGATTTCGCCTTGCAAGAAAACGAACCAGCAGAACCAAATCTTATTAAGGCCGTCTTTAGTTCGTCGTCTGAAGTTCTAATTCTCTGATCTCGACGAGATCTAAGCGACTCTGATACAACATCTCCGGTCTCTTGTATTACTTGTACGATCGTATCCTTTGGAGCAACCAGTGGTTGCTGAATAATTGGCAAAATTGATGGATGCGATGGGATGGCAGGTTTCGTCACCATTCCTGGGGAACCTTTAATACCTTTTCCTTTAATTACGGAATCAACTAACGGTGCTGAAGAGGATTTTGTGGATTTAGTTATTGCTGATGCAATGGGGTGAACTGATCCGACGCCTACGTTAGATACGGATGAATTAACGTTTGTCGAAGAGACTGCCGACTTCAATATCATCTGCCCATAGGTCTGGCTTGTGCTTTCTGTCTTCTTTTTTTCAGAAGACTTAGTGTCAGATTTAGGCTTTGACTTCTTTGAATAAGTCCCAAGCTTCACTCCTCCAAAAGAACCAGGAAAAGGCATTTAAAAAACTTTAACTCCACGTATTGTGTTGTTTCCAGCGGTAGCATCCTTTGTAACAGCTTGGTTACCTGTTGCTACTTGCACGGATGCAGATGTGGCAGAATCATCAACAGGAGTGTTTGCGGTTGGCATTTTTCTCTTTTTGTCCTTTTTGTTTTTCTTTTTGCCCAAATCTACACCAAAAAGCGAAGAAATAGCTGCAGATATTGACTCCGATCTATCTTCGATGTCGTCTCTAATTTCTTTTGCCGCTTGCAATGCAGAGTCTTCAGCGGACTGTTTTTCTCTTCTTTCTTCAACTTCTCTTTGTATTTCTGCTATCTTATCGATATTTCCTCGTTCTTGGGCGTAAGATACTGCCAAATAATAATCATTAACAAATTTAAATACCCTACTCAACCCAACCATCGCCGATAAAGATTCTGTACCCTTATTTAAAGGAGTAACGATCGATAAGTCCGAAAGTTCATTGAGTGACTTCGCATCTCCAGATTCTGCAATTTCAAAAATCCTTTGCAACACCGGAATTTTGGGACCTATACTTTCTTTAAATTGATCATACGAAAATACATTTCTTGTTTCATCTAATCCAAATATAAACGACTCTTTAAATAACGTAGGGAGACCACCCAAAACATCAATAACATGACTGAAAGTTTCAGTTGCTCCAAAAAGACCAACTGATTCTCCAATTATACAACGAATATCATTAAGGTTTTTTGCAATCATGACCTGGAGGGTGTCTTTAAAAACATTTTCGCTCGTAGCAAAGTTGATCATAGGTCTTTCTGCAGCAGCAAGTCCAAAAAAAGGCAAAAATTCATTCGTCATAGCAACTGCCCAAGCCAAATCTTTAGAGCCCAAGCTTCCTTTGGAAAAATCGAATATTGTATTTTGACTGGTCGCATTTACTCCAAGATTATTTAAAAAGCCTTTGCTCTCCAATATTAAATCGTAGTCTACTTCTTTAGCGTTCTTTGGTACTCTAGTGGCTGAAATCTTATATTCATATATTCGATCATCTTTTAGTACAGTGTCTAGCATGACATAGTATTCGCTCTTATCTAAGTCAACAAAGTTGAGAGTATCACGAATATAGTCTGCATAATGCTCTTTTTCTTCTTCTAGGTTTGCTGTATCTAAAAACAAAACTCTATCAAATTCTTCGTTTGAATTGAAAATATTCCGCTTAAAGACCTCGTAATGAGTTGAGTCGTGATATTTTTCCCAAACAACCAAAACTCCTGCAAAATGATCTTCAACAATATATTCTGAAACAAACAATATTTCAGGGTCATCATTAATATAGTTTTTAGCAAACCTTTCAAACTCTGGATATTCCTTCTTTATTACCCCAAGAACACCAACTTTCCTTATTTCGTTGAACTTTGCTTCTGAAGCAACAGACTCCGAAAATCTAGAAAGTGGCAGTGGGACCGCAGGCTCAACTTTAGAGAGAGGACTCTTTTTAGCTTTTTTTGATTGTTGCGCTTGAGAAACCACCTGGGCAACATGGGCCATGTTTTTCTTAATATTTAAAAATAAAGGAAACATTAAACTGTCAATCTCACTTCGACAAATTTCGACTCTCTATCTAAAGTATCTACGGACTTAGCTCTATAGACGTAGGTGTTCCCTGCCTCTAAGTCATGGTCAAAAAAGAAATTTTCGATATAAGCTTTTCCTATTTCTTCAAACGAATCTGTATCAACATCAATTTTTCGTTGAATCACAACAAAGTCTGGCTTAAATTTATTCTTAGCAAAAGACCAACTTAAACGAGCCAACAAAGGTCTGATTCTTGTATCTGTAACTTCTACTTTCAATTCTTCTGGCTGAGATAATTCTGGCAAAGCGGCAACAGAAAATTCTTCTGTAAAATTACTTTCATCACCATTTGATGATTTAGCTGCAATTCTATAAAAATATATCTTATTCAATTTCAAGAATTCTGGGATGCTGAATGGCCTAATAAACGAAACTTCTTCTTCAGCTTCTTCTCTATCGGGCTGCGTAGCAGGTATCTCTGCTACTTTTTCTGAACTAAAGGGGATAGCATCATTTGTTGGTACTTCATCTACAACAAAAGTATTCGCAGTTATTGGAAAAGACTTATATCGTGTTTCGCCAAACTCTCTCCTCTGAACTTCGTACAAAATCTTATTCTCTTTTGCGTCTATCTCTGAACTTCCAGAAAATAGTTCCTTATTAGTGAACTTTTCTGATAAATTGTCATCATCCCACTCAACTTTTACTCTTAAGGGGTTATTTCTAATTACTGAAGTTCTCAAATTAATCGGCGACCTCAATGGCTTCTTCCCTACGGCCTTTGTCGCCGAAAAAGCGTGAGAACTAACGTTCCCAAATAAGTCTGATCCTCTAACTCTATATTGATAAAGATGATCTTTAGATACAGTATTATCCAAAAATACAATTTCTTCAGCAATAGAGTCTCGATTTAATAAATCGCTATCCTTTTCGATTTCATTCCCAATGATGTCTCTGGGTCTCTCCACGAAAAATTGATTAGTAATCCAGCCATCACCACCGTAGTTTGTGGTAAGTCTAGATGGAACTGTAAATTTCTTTTCATTAATTGTCAGATCCTTTCTCTCTAATGTATATATCGAAACATCAGAATCATTAGGAGATATCGTAATCTTTATGAAGTCGGAGTTTTGATCCTGAACCGCACTAAGAATCGGAATCTTAAGAGTGTTTGAGCGACTTTGAGGAGTTATCCGTTGAACTGTCGAGGTTGTCTCTACCTCTTCAGCTTCAGATAAAGTCCCATGAATGTTTTGCGCAAAGACTCTATATTCATACTCAAGTCCATATCTTATTGCAGAATCAGCAATATTAATACAATCGTTGACGTTATTTACGTCTGCTATCCTAGAATATGCAATTTCATCCTCGGCCTTCCTGAATAACATGATCTTAGAGATGTCTGAAGTTGGTTCGGTACAAATTCTCAGCCTAATTTCTGTTCCATGCACTTGTCGAACAGTCATTTTCGGAGGATCAATTGGCGTATTATCTTCTACTAAGACAGTAATTGTATTCGATCTGTAACTTTCTCTATTGTCTTTTACTACAGAACAAACATAATATTCATATGCATCGCCTAAGTTTATTGATTTATCTCTAAAGGATAATTCAACAAATTCTCTCTCTGTAACTTGAACAAACTTCTTTCGCTCTTTGCTCAAGAACCCGCTGTAATCTACGTATCCAATTTCCTGAAATTGTTTCCTGCCAAAAATCTTCTCAAACTTACCGGGACGATCCAAAAATCCTTCAGACTCATCTAAACTCGACTCAAAGCGAGCCCTGGCTGTATCTACGGAAGAAGCGAGATTAGAATTCAAGATATCACGAGGAATAAGACTTCTGCGAACTCCAGAAATAGCTTTTTTGTCTGCGGAAAACTTTCCTCTTTTAGGAATTTTTCGTGAAAGCCTATCGAACGCAAACCTGCTCAAATTGCGAGGTACACGACGATCTCTTCTTTTTTCCGAAAAAACCTCATCCATCATTAATTTTCGCCTAAAAATACGAAAGCCAACGACACCACCTGAGTCTACATCGTATCTAGCTACTCTCCAGTTTACTTGAATAAATTGGTTATCTAATCCATCCTTCAATATTTCGAGAGTCGAAATCTCTGGAGCATTTACTTGCTGCTGCGCAGAAACACGAGGATCTTTACCTAAAGAAAATACAGTCGACCTAACATTGATGCCTTCTTGATCTTTAAGTTCTTCTTCACGACGCTCTTGAAGTTGCGCTTCAAGCTCTTCAAGGTCGACAGAAAAACTTACTTCTTTCGAAAACATTATTTATTCCTCAATATCAAAAATTCTCTAAAACCATCTTGTTTGGTTTCGTCATCCAAGAAGTCGACTTTCTCAACCTTATTGATTTTAGTTAATTTTCCATCAGAACTACTTAAAAACACTTCGATCAAAAACCCATCTTTTGCAAAGACTTCTCCATCAGCGTTCTTAAGTTTCAATCCAATCTTTTGTTTGTCGGTTCCAGCAATAATTTCTATTTCTCGCTTTATGCTATAGCTATCTACAGTATTTCCTTTATCTTCACTAAACCATTTTGAGCCAAAAGGCACTGCGCCGCCTGTATGTACGTTTAGTGCAATATTTCGAGAAAGAGCAATTAAGTTTCTTGAGACGGGTAGTCCTGCAATGCTTCTTCCTTCCTTGAATCTTTGCTCAACTTGTTTGCATCGCTGCTCAATTACATAGTTTTGCATTCTGCGAGACAAAGTTCGTTTAGGGACCGTAGCTCTAACTATAGCTCCAATTGGTTTTCTAATTCTATTTCTTTTTCTGGTATGAAGGATTAATGTATCAATGAAGAACTTTCTACTCAAATTAATGGGCAAATCATCTTCAACACTAGGTCGAAAAACAGGAAGGGTCCTGCTTTTTGGAGGAATTGTAAATAGAAAACTTTTCAAATCATTGTTTTTTGGTAGCGATAATCCGTTTTTTCTTTGATCTGCTTCGAAAGAGAAGTTCCGATAAACATAATCATCCAAGGAACGTGACAAAGCTACAGAAGCAGATAATGAGCCACTATAATCTATTCCTTCGTCAGAGAATGCGTAAAACTCAAATCTTAAGCTATTCTTAGATAGCAATTCTCTTCCTTTATTCGTAAGGACGATATCTAATATTCTTTCTTTAGGATCGAGAAATGCCATATCTATAATTATTCAATTGTTCCAGAAAACCTAGTATGTTCTGTCAACCATTCATATAATTCTTTTTTGGCATTACCATAAATAGATAAAGAATCAGAACCTGAAATACTCACCATCGTGGAGTAATCAGATCCAGTTATTGAAAATTCAAATACATCAACGCCTGATCCACGGACCCAGCTACCACTAATTGTGTCCCCAAGCTGGAGCCATACTCTAATCTTTGTATTGTGTCTGAATTCAATAATTTTAGCTCTAGGGTACATCGACCCAGAGCCATATGCACTATCTCCACTGCTAAAGGCTTCACTTAATAATATTGGCATCTTTAATTTCCTTTATCTTTTTTTCCATTTCTTCTATTTTTTCCTGTTGCTGCTGAACGGCCCGGACCAAAACAGAAACAAGACACGAATCACCCACAAGCAAAATTTCATCCTCAATGTCTTTTGACCAAGCTTTCGAAACCATAGGTGGGTAAACTTCTCTTACTTGCTGGCCGATATAACCGATTTCTTGTTTCTTTCCACGCTTCGAATCTTTCCATTCGAACTCTACGAGTTCTAATTTTCTAATGATATCTAACCCATCAACCTTTGTGGGAGATATATTTTTCTTAAGTCTTTCGTCTGAGGCTGCAGCAAACTGAGCGTTTGGCGATGTCGATAAAAACTGAACATATGATTGATCTGTTCCGTTACCATCTTCAAGAGCTATCCATCTAATATCTCCGGTTACAGAAGGAACATCTAATCCAGCAGCAATCCCAATTCCATACCTATCTGCATTGTTTCCGTCATTTTGAAATCTAGCTGTATATCCCCCAGATGTATCATCTTCCACATCCAACCTCTGAGCAGGACTGGTAGTCCCTATACCCACGTCTCCAGTGTTTCCTTCTATTGTTACTCGAATGCTATCTCCTGAATAAAGATACATATCGTCTATCGAATGATCATAGGCGATTCTTCCAGGATTATTGTTGTCAGGATCTCCAAAACTAATCCTACCAACGCTAGTATTTGGTGTGGCAATAGTTAGTCCTGCATCTCCAGAGTTTTCAACTAAGAGTTCGTCAGAACCTAGAGCAAGCGATGTTATTCCAGAATCTCCGTTGCTAACATGAAGCCTGGCAATCGGAGAGGTATCTCCTATACCAACATTGCTATTGTAGTCTATTACTACTGCATCGTCAGTTACTCCAGCATCCTTAACTGTAAAAATAATGTCGCTAGAGGTATCGCTTCCATTTTTCCTAGTTGATGAAATTTGACCAAGTGTATAGTTGGAAACTCCACTATCAGATGCTTCGAAAGCAATGACGGCACCAAATCCATCGCCCATATTGTTCGATGTTTTGTGTTGAATTGCCGTAACTGCTCTTCTAGCTGTCGTTTGCGTGCTTGTTCTTGTCGTCCTAGATACTGGATAGGTCGATGATTCTATTTCCAATTTAGCAGCAGGCGCAAGGACTCCAATGCCAACATCTCCGCTGGAATTTTCTATGACAAACACCGCATTTGTAGATGTTGTAGAGTCGGGGACAAAAACAAGTTTACCCCCGCCTGCGGCAAAAGCATTGTCCGTTTGAGCAATATTCCAATAACCGCCACCTGTATCGGGATTATCAAGACGTAACTGATAATTGCCTCCTTGAGAAATCTCCATACGTTCGTTTGGACTATTTGTACCAATACCTACATTTCCCTCCACAATCATCCCGTCAGTAGGGGCAGCATTATTTTCTGCGTATGTATCTCCAACTGTTAAGTTTCCATCAACATCTAGCGTACTCTGAGGACTATCGATATTATTTCCAATTCCGACTCTTTTCGTAGAAGTCACAGAAAGAACATAAACTGAGGCTGTATCGCTCCAAATTTGAAAATTATTGTTTTGACTTCTGTCTCCTAAATTCACTAACCAATGTCTTGAGCCAGTTTCGTCACGACCTTCAATGTGTCCCATGTCAAGCGATGAGCTGCCTGCAATACATACCATTCGTGGCGTGGTATTTAGCTCACGACTATCTATAAGGAATTGATACGCTGACCCAAAAACACCAGGATCACTGGTTCCAACCAAGATGCGATTAGTAGCCGCAAAAGCTCCGCTCGTAACCACCCATGAACCCGCAGAAGACGACAGCAACAAATGAGAGCCAGAAGCATATATGAGTGACGTATGATCTCCACCAGCAATCAAACTACCACTTACGAACCCTTCGTCAAGAAGCTGCTGTTTGTTTAGCTTTAGTTTGGTTACTTGTCTTCCTGGTGATTCAACCGAACCAATGGAAGTATTGAAATTTCTCTTTCTGCTTCTGGTCATTAGTTTAGGTTTCTTCTTCAGACTTGATGAAGCGGCCCCAAATAATTAAGTTTTTATTTTCTTCGTCTTGGCCGTTTGTGTGCCGAACTTGAACTCTTATTTCTTTTGAATTTTCCAAAGGAACATCTATCGGAAATCCAACTTCAGAAATACTTAAGTCCCCATAATTAATCGCCTTTTTATATACAACGTCCTGAAGTTCCGCAACAGAATAGCTACCAGAAGTTGAAAGTTCAATATTTTGCTCAACAGAAAATCCAGTACTTTTAAGTGGCCTTCTTTCTATTTTTATTTCTATGTTGTCGAGAGTCCCGCTAACTCGTTTTTGTAACATGCAATACAGGGCCAAGTGATCATACTTTGTAACATCAACCGAATCACCAGGTTCAAAGGTTGTAGTTAGTTTTCCGGCTCTTTGTCCGGGAGCCAAATCTCCAAACCCTTTGACTAAGGTATTCTGATCTGATTGTTTTGGCCACAAAACATTTACGACAGAGCCAAAATATTGAACTTGAACAATGCTATCGTCAGTGTTTCCGATCTTCCCACTGTCAACTGTCCCTAAAATCATATTGCGCATCTGAAATGCGCCTCCGGCGTGGGGAAACTCAGAAATATTGTTAAGCTTAAATCTTTCGTTAGTAGTTCCAGAAGTTTCAGAAAAAACATATCCAACAGAAGTAGCTAACATGGATGGTCCCAACGAAGCGGAATTAGCAGTTAGCTTGCCTTTTCGAACAATTCCTCGTTTACTTTCTAGGACTCCAATGGTATAAACATTGTCGTCATTATCTATGACGATCGAGGTAGCGTGTCCACCAGGAGCAAGTGGAATATTGTCTACTTCAATAAAAGAGGATCCGTCAACTGTTTTGTAAACTTGCAAACGTGATGAATTATGGCTTCCCCTCTTGCTTGATTCCCTGATATAACTTCCAGTAGTAGAGTATCCGACAAAATATACAGAACCCATACTGTCAGCAGCCATCTCCAAAGCGCTACCAAAAACACCAGACAAAACAGTTGACCAACTACCAGTAACACCAGTTGATGACTTCCTAACAAACCACCACGGCTGATATCCATACCCAAGTCCTCCACTACTTCCTCCAGCGTATAAGTTTCCAGAAGAATCTTCACCAATAGTCCAAATAGCTATCAGGCTAGGATCGCTGGGGTCATGATAGTAGTCGCATAACTCCCACGTATTTCCATCTGAAGAAGATAGAATTGCCCAAGATGCATCACCAACTTCATCGGAAGCTCGGCCTCCAACAAACAACTTGTCGTTCGAAGTTATATGAATGGCGTGGAACTCAGAGTAATAATGACTATTACTAGGAATCTCATATCCACCTCCCGCTATAGATGCAGAAAAACTTACGCCCCTATCTAAAGATTTCCAAACTTGAGCAAATCCATTAGAATATCCATTCCTTCCTACAATATAAATGTTGTCGTTTGAATCTATCGCTATATTGCTTAGAGTTTTTGCTTTATAGTCTGAGCCTCCCGTTGTTCCAGAAACAAACAAACTACCATTAGCTGAAGTGAACCAATCGGAACTAGCTGAAATATGAGACTTCCTAACTAAACTTCTCGTAGAGTCTTCTCCAAATGTCGGACATCCAACTACATAAATCGCTCCGCTTGAATCGACATCAATTGCTTGAGGTATGATTGAACTAGAAGAGAAACTATCTATTTCAGACCAAGTTTTGCCATCGTTTTCAGACTTTAACGTATTCCAAGATTTGGTCCCATCTAACTCAAAAGTGCTTCCGACAACATATATGTTTCCGCTAACATCTATCACCGAATCAACAAAAGAAGAACTGGCCCTAGATGTATTTGGACTTCTTTCCAATACATTTTGCCAACCATAATAACTTGTCTCTCTAAAACCCATGCTATTACTCTATGCCCTTAAGTAATCCAAAATTAACATACTCGAATTCTAAATTTTGATTGTCTATTTCTTTAAATATTCTCACACCTTCATCGGTGAGAGGTTGATGAAACTCCATTTCAAAGTCAAACAATCTATGGACACCTATTGAAGAACTAATTCTTATTGATGGTTCCGTATTGTCGAGCGCAAAAGAAGGATTCAACAATAAGCGGCCTCGATACTCAAACACACCATCAGATAAGGGGAAGAATGTCCCAACTTCCGTGAGAGACTTGTAAGAAGGATGATTGACTCCATCTTTAAACCCTACATAAAGTTCGCTGCCCGTAAACACAACGTCAGACGCAGATACCTTGAAGAATATGTCCGCAGGCAAAGGCTTTTCTTGAAATTGACTGGAACTAATACCAAATACAGAAGTTGCGAAAGCAGAATCTCTAAAGACATGATTATTGTTTGAATCTCTTATTTCTGTAGGAAATTCTGCCTCAAACCTAAACTGACCTGTTGCAGTATTGTCTACACTTGCGGTAAATACAATTTGATCAGACTTTTCTATGCGGCGGACGACCAATTCTGGATTAGTGGCGACTGCCCCACCAGCCCCAAACCCAACCAAAAACAAGTTCCCAGAAGCTACCATGTCCATATCTGCTTGCACCTGAAATACATCTGGAGATTCTCTTACTGGATTCAACCTATAGAACGTATGCCAATTACTTCCTCTGTCTGCCGATTTACGAATAGTAACGGATCTATAGTTTGTGTTGGTCTCTCCGTCAGATGTTCTCATGGCAGAGAACACATCTCCAGTTTCTGTATTTTCTACCAAATTTACGCACTCATTTAGGGTTCCAGACGCAACACCAACATAAGAGTCGACCGTATCCCAGACGGCTGTAGCTGATAGGTGAGCCTTCTTCACCGTAGCCATCTCTGGCGATGAATTGTCGCTTCCTCCAACAAAAATTGCCCCACTAACAGTGACTAAAATTGCATTGGCTATTTCCAGAGACGCATCTAAGTCAATGGTGCCAAAAGATCCTACAGAACCATCGCTAGAACTTCTTACTAACCAATCGCTATCAAACCTACCGCAATAAATTATCGCTCCAGTCAAACTAATGTCAGTTATTGTATCGGAACCATTCGTAAAATTGGCGTCAGTGCTCGGAGAATAGTCCACAGTCGTCCAAGTGGGAGTTCCGCTAGTCCCGTCTATCGTTCTCCTTAACAGCGGTCCTGTGGTCCCTGTAGCGCCTGACATAGCATATCCACCCACGTAGACAACATCATCAGATTCTGCCTTAATTGACTCAATAGTAAATACGCCAACATGACCGTTGGGATTGGAACCTGAATCTAGCGTATCGACCACTTCGAAGTCTGAGGACGTTAGTGCCGAAGATAGATGTGCCCTGGCGACAACCCAGTGATTGGTGGCCGCTCCAGTAGCTCTTGATGCTGTCCAAATATAATTTTCAGTAACAGCAAATCCCACGACTTTAGTGGAAGAAGTCATATGAATCCAAGTTTGGCCAGAATCAATAGATCTCATCATTTCACTATCGGAAGATGCAAAATAATCGTTTGTAGACCTTACGAAAACACCCTTGCAACCAGATCCAAATGGAGCCTCGTTTCTTTCGAGAATGATTGAGTCTGAAAACAAGTTCGGACGAGCAGCCAATATTAGACTCTTCCTTGCTCCTCCAAAGTAGTGTTCTTGATCTAAGCTAGAATCAGCAGTTTTAAATCTAAATCCGTTTCCAAGCTTTTTGTTGATGAAAGTCATTATTCGTTATCTCTTTCTTTTTTCTGCAACACACGACGAGCAAACTCATTCCTAGAATTAACTCCTGAAGCAGAGTCACTAATATCTTGTTTTGTGTCTCCGCTTACTTTTATCCTTCTAAATACAGGGCCAGACGTTGTTTGAAGAGATATTTTATCAACAACTTCAGATCCAGCAGAAAACTTAGATACAATATTTGGATTAAATACATCTCCAGAAATATCTACAGAAGATGGACGAGAAGAAATTGACGAATACCTATCTGCATCTTCTTGAATCGATCTCACAAATTGACTCTGCACAGAGCCTTCTGCTTCATGTACTGGCATAAGGTCTGCCGTGAAACTTGCTGTAAAATCAATAATAGCTTCAGGCACCTCTTGAGGAGTTCTAAAGACAGGATATTGAAATTTATATCTTGGTCTCTCCAAGAAGTGAGATTCAACGACTTGTTCTCCTCCAATAAACTTAACTCTGGCGGGAAGAAGCTGCTTAATAGAGTTGCTAATTTTCTTATCGAACCATCGAAATAGATTGAAAAATCTAGTAAAGTTTATGCTATCTCCCAGTCTGTCGAAATAAACTCTCCTATATCCTTCTAAATCTGAGTATTCATCTCTATATTTCATTACTGGTTGACCAATAACGTCATTAATTATATCAAAGCTGGAAAATATCTTTGTGATGTCTTCATTCAGAGAGTCAACGAAGTTGAATTCTAAAGACATTTCGTTGGTATCGCTCGCTACATCATCGATTGTTAATTCCGTTTTATTTCTAATTCTTACTTTATTCTCTGTCCACTTCAAATCAACTGAAGGACTCAAATAATTGTAATTAGTCAAAAACTTTTGGTAAGCATTCTCGCCAGACGGAAACTGAGAACCTGTGGCAGTCAGCCCATTGCGAGATAGGTCTGTTATCCCATTGATTTCTGTAGAAGAGTTGGTCACAATCTCGTCATTTAGGGGCCAATGTCCAATCAGCGGATTTGGAACCTCTAATGGATCTTTGGTTCCAATGCTCTCGAAATGCAAGGCATGATCGTCAAGTTCGGAACCAGACAATGCACGATTCCAAAGCCTATATTCGCCAAAGAATCCTTGAGTATCACCAACACTTAAAGAACCAGAACCAGCACCCATAATGAAGTCGTAGGTTCCAGTACCATTCATATCAAACGCTGCACTGCCACTAAAATCTTCGCTTAACGTAATGTCGCAACCTTCAATCCCTCGTAAGCTAATAAATGGCAATCCAGAAATATTTCTTCCTGCCGATATATGAATTTTTTCTCCATCGAAAATATCAAGTTCACTGCTACTAAAGAACGCAGAAGCACCAGAATTAGTGCCACTTAAGATAAATTTCCCGGACTCATCAAGAATGCTATTTCTAATCCAATAAAGATGAATAGCTCTAGTTTGAGAATCATCTAATTGCCAAACTGAACCCGTTATGGCACTACCAGAATAAGAAGCACTCACAAACGGCAATTGAATCATCGCCTCAACCGTAAAATCGCTCGTCGTAGCGTCAACCGAAAAAGAAGGAAATGCCTTTACGAAACTTCCGCTATTACTTCCCAAACTTCCAGTCCCAATTCCTAAGAAGGACTGTACCTTCTGTCTTTCAATTCGATCATCTTGGATAGAACCTCCGGGGAGATATCCATATTCTTTTATTCTTATGTTCTCTTTGTTAATTCCCAAAACATTGAAAAAAGCATCCAATCCATGTCGTTTGCCTTTCGTCTTCAACAAATAAGGCAAATTGTTCAAAATCCTTCTCCAAAATTGATTTCGAATTTCAAATAAAGAAATGTCTAAACTTCCTGAAGATAAAATATTTTCTCCAAAAAAGAACTGCAACGGATTAGAATCACTAAAGTGCTCAGTTACTTTCCATCCAAAATATTTCTGAAGATTAGACAAAAACAAGTCTGGGGTCTCGTCTATGCTGTCGTAGTTTGTTACTCTAAGATTATCAAACTGGTCAATATACAGTTTTGTCTGATCGAAGAATCTTGCCAAAGCTAATGTAAATGACCTATATAATCCTTCTGATGCTTCGTCTTCTAGTAGCATCCCTTCTGGAATGATATTGAAAATCATATTATTATTGCGTAGATCGTGAAGAGAGGCAGACAGACCAACGCTAGAAGAGAACGACACAACATCGGAATGAAAACTGTATAAAATGGGATCCCCAGGATCCGAACTCATAACAGATCCCGACTTCCTAACTGACGAAGAATAGTTCAATATTTTCCCGTGCAATCCAGATTTAGAATAGTCAATGACAATTTCATTTACAGAATCTATGTCTGTAATTCCTTCGTTAAATTTATAATGAGCCTTCCAGTATGGCTCAGAATGAATTGGTCTACTAAAGTTCTTTACATGAAGCACTTCACTAGCTGTGTGAGCGATCCTTATCTCACTCAACGAACCTGAATAAAATCCGAAACTGCTGGAAGCTGCTGTATGCTGACTACCGCTGCCAACCAGCAAGTTCGATGGAGCAAATTCGATAGAACCAAAGCCAACAGAGCTAGACGCTTGCTTAGATTCGTTTACATACAATGATAATAAATTTGCTGGGCGGTCGTATATGACGGCAACATTATTGAACCCTACAGCATCTGAATACGAAGCACTAACAGAAACAACTTCAGAACCAGAATATATGGAAAATTTAACATGAGGATCAGATGCGCCAGAAAAGTATAGTTCGTAACCCTGCTTCAATATGGGACCTGTCGATGCACTCATCACTTGAATTACCATGTGTTGATCGGTAATTGATGGCTTAGTCCAGGCAGATACGTAAAGGGAAGACGTAGACATCCACAACTTATTATCTACGTCTGACGAGCTTATGAACTGAGCATTTGAAGCACTTAAATTAACATAGCCTACATACTTTGGCCATTCATCCAAAACATATTCTTCGTAATCTGAACCTGTTAAGTTAAATGCCTCTTTCTCTTCTAAAGTTCCATTGAATGGATATTTTTGCAATATTCTATCTTGAGCAATTCCGAACTTCTGAACAGCGGAATCAAAAAAGACATGATTAGAGAAATTTGAATAATCAATTCTTAATTTTGTTTCACCAGCACGATCAAGCATACGCTTGATCTTTTCACGTTCGTCAATGAAGTCTCCAAGATCGTCGAAAGATAGCTTCTCTGTGGTTGAGATGTTTGTATCTTTCTTTAGGTTTTCTGGAAAGGTTATTTGAAAACCAGATTCGATCTTCTTTGCCATTAAACTACCTTAAATGTAAAATTATCATCTATGATTTTCTTGTCATACCTGTTGATATCGATCAAAAACTTAAGTCTATATCTAAATCCAGGAACAAAGCTTTTCATACATATGTTAAAGTAGTTGCCATCTCCATTATAAGAAAGTTGAGTATGAGGAACAGAACCCGTCCCATAAGAGACGACGACTTCGCCAGTTTCGTCATTTTCTACGCTATAGTATAGCTTCTCTATATATTCTCTTTCCATATCTAAGGATCCGCTCGTAACAAACCCTCTGTGAGTAACGTAATCTCTCTTTCTAACGCTAACAATCAAGCGAGCTTCTTCGTCAACTCCGTAAACCGCCCTTAAGTTGGTTACTGCAATGTCGAATTCATCGTATTGATCTACAATCGATGAGGTCAACACCAGAGGATTGAACGTTCCAGTCATATAGGCTCGTGAACCAGAGTGCCAAATATCTACCCAAGAAGAGGAAAAACTGGCTGAACAGGAAATGCTGGCCGACATAGCGTATATGCCAGTGGAAACCCTTTGTGCTACAAAGTCTTGCTCATAAGATGATGAAACAGACACAGAGTGATCACGAAGAGTTACAGTCACAGGCTCAGATAGGTCTTCGAGTTCTCCTCTTACGAAGTTGTATAAATACAGAAAACTTTCTGCATCATATGCAAAATTCTTTCTATTATCCTTTATCACATCGTTCCAACGAGCTTCAACATACGGTAAGCGATCTATGAACTTAGTCTCTCTAGAATGAAACGCTTTCCTAAAATAAGAGCCAGAAGTTCCACTCTCCTCAACGTTACCTAGCTTAACGATAAGTCCATTGTTTTCAATTGCTCCTGTCAGCCAGTTAACAACGATGTCAGTTATGTCTACTTCTAAATTCTCACTACCTCTATCGAAGTGTTGAGATGCACTGCCGAAACCTACGGAAAGAAAGTCAGAACCAGTTACCAACCAGCTCTCAGTCGATGTGGGTTGAATCCAATTGACAGCACCCCTGTCTCTGTCTCTGTCGTCATCAAGTCCCTTGCCTTCGTCCCAACTACGTGATAGCGGAAATACAAACAAATCAAAACTTTCAGGGATAGTGTCTCCGTGAACAAGATCAAACATACTTAGGACATAATTTACGCTTGAAGATGGAACCACTCCTTCATCATAGATTTTTCCAGACAATTCCGTAATATCAAATTGGATTAAAGACCTCGCCAAGCCAAGCGTACCAGAAGGAAGTCCAGTATCATCAGAAAAAACGTTCAAAGAAGGAGATAGACCGTGGTTTGAGCCAGTTGATTTTACAGTAACATCGTTACCTAAAATACGATTTGTAATCCACGAATCTTTGGAAGAATATGATCTAAAAAGCCCCATTATTTAGCGGTTCCTACAATGTCTTTGTTGGGATAGCGAACTTCATATATTGCGTTTTCTTTTGAATAAATAATTCCATTCTGCGTATTTTCAGCAATATTGTGAACAGAAGTTGAGTACGACCTTGAATCAAAATTTCCAACTCTATTTATAAAATTCAAATCAATTAAAGACAACACACCAGGAACATCGCTTATCACCTTGTATATTTTAGTAATGTTAATTGGCTGATTTATTTGCCACTTCTCAATGTCGAAAAACTCTCTCAATGCATTGATGCAATTTGCCAAAACTTCAGATTTATTAAAGTCTGGATTTGTTAAAATGCTGAAGTTAATTCCAATATTAAGAATCTCTCCGTCCAAAATTTCAATTGCATCAGTCGCCATACGGAATCTTGATATGTATGTTTTTAAGTTTGTCTTCCAAGAGAATAAGCCTTTTAATCTCGGCTACAACTACACCACGGTCTTGCGTCTCTCCCAGGAGTCCAGCCACCTCAGCCAAGAGCTTATTGTGGTCTTCCTTCCAAGTCTTAGCCTCCTCACGAGCCTT